CGGTCTTCGTGCTGCTTGTGCAAGCGCTTCAGCAAATCTGGGTCCTTGTCCCAGAGCTTAACTATCTCTGCATCCGTCAACGACGGCAGCATGGGGTGCTTAGTAAATATTAAAGACATTATTCATTCTCTTCTGCATCTTCTACATCTTCTACATCAAGGACTTCTGCATCTTCCGCTAGGGCAGCCTTAACCTTGGCAATCTCCTGGGCGTAGTCCTCGTCAGAGAAGGTCTTGCGCTCTTCGACTATACTCGTCGCTTCTCCCCTGGCCGTGAGGGCTTCCCTGCTGGCGTTTATCTTAGCTATTGAAAGCTCCTTGAGGTCCTTGAAGGACACCTGCATGTCTGGATCGTTCTGCATCCTGTCTCGGACCCTCTCTATGAGGTCCTCCTCCAGGCTGGACATATTGACGTAGTTCCTAGCAGCCAGCTTACCCCCGAGTTCCTTGAACTTCTTGATGTGGTCCGCGAACTCCACCATGATATGCACAACGGTATTCCTGGGGATCTTATAATGCCTGACTATTCTAGTCTGGCTGTTACCAGTGCTGAACAAATAAAGCACCTTAGCTACCTTCTCAGGATTGTGCCTTGCCAGGGACTTCACCTTCTTGACCTGCATCTCCTCCGCGTATTCCTGCACGGCGGACCTGATGTCCAGCATCAATTCTTCCTCGATTTCATCGAAAGCCTCCGATCCGCTCGATCCGCTTTTTTCTTCATTTTTGGGGTTGACTTCTTTCATTTGGTAATGTATGACTGCATGCGTATGTTATAATACACCACAGAAAGCCTGTCAAGGCTTTTCAGACATAGTCCCTAGGGTAAGCCTTAAACGGTGCAAACGACCCTTCAGATAGCATCTGACGTGACATAAAACGAACGCAGTCCAGCTGGATAAAGAACTAATAGGGATATTGGATCTCTACCTGGACTATGGGTTTGTTCCCCTGAATACATGAAGGGAACTATAAAATAACGCTGCAGTATTACGGATCACTCTTCGATAATACCTAGTCCGACAATTTATTGTCTATTACTGCAAGCTTTGCTAATGGCGAAGCTGTATTCAAAAATCTGTGCTAATATAAGACTATGACCTATAAAGAAAAGATCGCTAAGCTCAAAGACAAAGCCTACCAGGCTAAACCAGAGCAAAAGAAAAGAAGAGCTCAACGCAATAAAGCCAGAAGAGCTGCTATCCGTAAATACGGAAAATCCGCCCTACAGGGCAAAGATATAGATCATAAAGATGGTAACCCTATGAATGGATGCAAATCCAACCTTAGAGTTATGTCAGTAAATAAAAATAGAGGAAGAAACAATCGTCCCAGATAACCCTCCTTGAGGGAGGTTTTTTTTACGAGGTAGTAAATATATTACTAAATCGCTGACGACTGCGTCGAGTGACACCCCCACCCCTTTATGACAGCCAATCCTTCGCAAGCTATGCTGCTGCGCTATTATAGCATACTTGCTCGTTTTGGCTATCATCCATCGGGTAGTAGCTGAGCTAATTACAAGCTTACCTACTATTAGATTTGCTACTACGTTCATATCGGTAGGCAGATAGTGCTCGCCATACGCTAGTGTCTGCGAGATACTCTAGGTCTTGTAGGTTGAATGGGAACCTACCGCACTAAGACGATTCTTAGATCTAACAGAAAGTAATACTATGACTAAACATGAAGAATACCTATACTCCGAAATCGTAGATAGAACACAAGAGATCATCAAGCTGAAGGATGAAGTCCGAAGGCTCGAGGGTAAGTTCGCAGAAGAGTCACTCGTTCCCGAGTGGACTCCAGAAAAGATCAAAGACCTTCAGGATGACGCAATGTTCTGGGAAATGAAATGCAAAGAGCTTGTGGAGATTATAGCACATAGATAACAACTAAACAGTTTGCGGATCTGTAAAACCGCTTTTTATTATGAAGAACAAAGTATTATACTCCTGGATCAAATACTCATTGAACGATTACTTCGATTGCCTAAAGCGCGAAGGAGTATCAGAATATCACTGGGGATTGGCTGATGATCAGACTGAATCATTGGATGGAACGATCGACCAGGAAGAGATAGATAAGCATCACATTGTGACGTTTCGATGCCTCAACAGTAAGGATTACGGCGATTACATGATCGGCGAAACCAACGGCGAGCTAACATGCTACTGCTGCTAACAAATACAAGCCTCACCAGAAATGGTGGGGTTTTTTTGTGTCTACCTGGGATTGATGACAGCCAATCTTCCACGAATGAGGGTCGTACCTCCCCAATTATATCATTCGTTCCATCTTGGCTATCATCTATAAGGGCGTCTAATGCTGGGATGACCCGCTATTAGATTTGCTTATACGTTGCATTTTGGGCAAATGATGTCTCGCGGTATGTTCAAATCTATGAGACTATGTAGTTAGCCGAGGCAGTCTGCCGAGGCGCTAACAAAACAAAGTTCATTGAAATGAAAAAATACACAATAGAAGTATCCGAGTCTGTCAAAGACGCCGTCATCGCCGCTGTTCTCTCCGCCTACGAGAGGGCACAGAAGGTCGCCATCACCTACAAGGATGACGACTCACTCGAGGAGTGGTCTCGCGTTAACGAGCCAGAGCTCGTTCACTTGAAGGAGAGCACACTGCTCCGTCACGAACTCGGTTTCGACCACAGATGGAAACTGGTCGAAGAGGAAGATTCCGCTGAATAGCGACTGTTAGCTGACCTGCCCAGGGAAACCTGGGTGGGTCTTAACAATACAAGCTCCGCCAGAAATGGCGGGGTTTTTTTGTGTCTATGTATCTGGGTCTATCTACGAATTGGGGGGCATACAGGGGGGCATACGGGGGCATACGGGGGGAAGGTGATAGCCAGATGAACAAAAAACTATTTATAGTTTGTGGCAAGAGCCACTATATAGTTTTTCTACATCTGGCTGTCATCAATAAGGGCATTAGCTTAGCTTATTCTGTCACTTTCTCGCAGAACATGTCTTACTGCATGCACTTGAGGGATAAAATTTGATCGGATCGGGTGATACATTCCGATACACTCACCTTGCACACGTTGTGCCAACATAAACAAAAACCAACTCAGAACATGAAAATTAATATCAAAACTTCACTATTATGCGACAACCTAGAGGCAGAGATCGATGCAGATGCATTCATTGATTCAATTGACTCTGCACTTGAGTGCAAGATTGACGGGTTCATATCGGAATTAGACCTGTCCGATGAGATCCGCGACGCGGTAAGCGACCAAGATTTCGACTATGAAATCGACAGAGCATTAAATGACTACGACTTCAATAGGTGCGACGAGGTCGTTGATTTGCAAGAAAGAGTCCAGCAACTAGAAGAGGTTATCACTCGGCTAAGCCAGGCACTACCTAGCAATGAGCTTTTCAAGGCTGTTAAAGAAAACGAAGAGCTTCAGACTAAGTACGATGAGCTTGAAGCCAAGTTCAAGAGAATGGCGGGACTCGACGACGTCTCGGATTACGAAAAGGATCAAATCTAATTTGTTCAATGGTTCAAGGTGGCGGGGTTTATCCCCGTCGCCTTTTTTCGTGCAATTTTAAAATTTTTAAAACAAAACAAAAACCCAAAAAGGAACCCCAAAGGGGGGGCAAAAGATATGTTAAGAATAACAGACACAACAGACAGAAAAATATTCAATAGCCTTGATCGTTGGTTACAGCACGCGGACAAGAATCAATGGATAGCGGGCAAAGCTTGGTATCGGGAAGCGCAAGCATGGTGCCAACAGGCGGCGAACGATTTCCAGATTGATCCCTACAAAGTCGCGGGTGTGCTTTCCGCACTTTCACCTAATAACAAGTGGGAACGGAATAAACAGGACGCGCATAGCGTAATAAATGCGCATCGCTATGGATTAGGCGCGGAGTCAGTTAAATGCTGCACTTACAACGCGAACAAGTTGAAAGCTTTCGCCATATTGGCGGACAAGGTTTCTATTTCGGAGAAGTCACCAAAAACGCACAGCTTCGCAATGAATGTCGGCTTGCTTTCACCCGATCACATCACAGCGGACAAGTGGCACATCCGAGCTTGCTTGACTCGACCCGAGCAGGGAATCACGAAAACCGCCGAGAGTTGTACAGCGGCTCAGTATCGCCGCATCGAAGCGGTGACTGTAAAATTGGCTCATTGCCATGAGCTCAAAGGATACGAAGCGCAAGCGATCATCTGGTGCACGATCAAGGACACTTGGGACAGGTAAAAACGAGCCCTAGTCAGTATATCTGGCTAGGGTTTTTCTAGTGCATCAGCTATCATACATACGGAACGGAGCCCTAACCGATAAAAGGGGGGACAATTTATTATGAATAAAGAAAAACCAAAGCAATACAGCAAGACAACTACCGAGCATCTCACACTTGAGAACTCGTTTGGAATCATCAAGGAAAATGCAGAAGTCAAACTCAACTGCACAGTTGGCATCAAGGATAGCACCTACGGGTGGTTCGAGGTGTTCGACGAAGAGACTGGAGGGGAAGACTGGCACGCCGAAGGCGGTCTCTGGTTCGACAAGGGTGAAGTCACCGATTACGACGGGGTCTTCTCTTTACCATCTGGCGTCATTGAGCTACTGAATGATAACGGCTACGGCACAGAGGAGGTGGCAGTATGAAGGAGACAATGCTCAGAGGGACAATCGCGGAGTTGGATAGAGAGGTGCAGAATGCGCTCGACGAAACCGAGCCTCACGACTACTACGAGAGACTGGTGCGGATAGAAGCACTGGTGAAGGAGTTGTCGCCGATGGCGCAGGACATAATGATCCTGTCTATGACCGCTTACAACTCAGGCTTCTCCGACGCCATGTCTGGAGACCCTTATAACTCGCCCTACACGACCAAGGACGAGCGCAGTGCCGATTACGCTCTCGGCTTTCAAATAGGAATAAATGAATACGAATCATGAAAACAAACATAGAAAAAGTAACTAGTGCGATGGATTTCGGTTCACCGCTGAATCAAGTAGTGATCCTGTCGGCAATAGAAAAGTATTGCGAGCAGGTATCTAAAATAGAAGAGAAGCCCGAGACCTGGAATAATGGTCTGATCTCTTGGGAAGCTTGGAAGGTAGCATGCGAGGACGTAGAAAGGAGGATCTTCGAATGAGAAGCTTTATACAGGTAGAATTGGAACTGAGGGGCAGGGAATGCTTTGCTGAGACCGAGGTTTATTGGACGCTGAAGCACTGCGAGTGCACTTCCACCTACGGCGACGACAAGAATTGCGTCGAGAAGTGGGACGAAGTCGTAATTGAGTGCGTAGATATCTGCGCAGTTAAATTGCTGAATGACGCCGAGGACGAAGAGATCGACTGGCTCAAGGATGAAGACTGCAAGGGAATACTAATTCCGCTGACAAAAGAGGAACTTAGACTAATCAGAGACCTCGCAGGTGAACAGCTAATGGAGGAGGAGGTATGATGCCAGAAGGCGAACATAAAGAAGAGTGCATTGACGACATTGCCAACATGGTGATGGACGAAGTTCGCGAGGTGCTATCTAAATATGAGATGCACTTCCCCGAGTGGAACGACGACGACGTGCCGTGGAATCTGGACGACAAGATCCACGGGTGCATTCACGGCGAGGTCAGATACGCTCTAGAACCCGAGCCCGAGCCATACGAATACGTATCGCCAGACGAACACTTAAGCAACGCATTCTGCGACGCTATTAAAAAACAGAAAGGAAACAATGAGTAAAAAAACATATATATGCAAAGCATACGTAGGAGTAATAGTTGAAGCCGAGGATGAATTCCAAGCTGAGCAACTAGCAGGAATGGAGATGGACATAGGAGACATCGACTGGGAAGCCGAAGAGGCTGACCCAGAGCATGACTACTTCACTACACTCCAGAACTACACAATGGAAGGAGGAAACAATGAGTAGCATAACAGAGATAATGGAAACAATACCCGAGATAGAAGATATGGCTAAGCAGTTGTTCGGACAACCCTTCACCTACTTCAGCGAGGTCAAGCGACTGCTGAAGGAGGAAGGTTCCGTCAGGCAACTAGCGCAGAGCGATGGCTACTACACCGCGATTCTGCACGACGACGTCCTGACGCACTTCACCGACGACGGCTTCATGACGGACTGGCACGCTCCCGACGACATGCCGAAGGACGAAAGCCTCGAAAGGCAACGGCTATTCATGCTGGAGTTGGACAGGGTGTTCGTGAACCTAGGACTGCAGAAGTGCGAGGAGGTGCCAGGTGCTTAGGGCTCTAGGGGATGCCTTCGACATACTCCTCTTTACCTTCATCATTATTGTGATCTTGCATTACGTGTAGGAGTTACATGTAGGAGTTACATGTAGGAGAAAGCCTTCAACAGGCAACAAGCTCTTTAAGCCTTGACAATCAGGGTTTAAAGGGCTTTTTTTTGGGTTATGGAAAAACTCAACGTATATCCAGAAGGGGGGGCTAACCTTTTAGAGCCCGATGCAATGGTGTCAGTGGTTCAAGGGGACAGCATTCAAGAGAAAATGGTATCGCAGTTAGCAACTGGCGATGTTTACACAACCAGAATCAAACGAGAGATGCACAATCGCACAGTCAAGCAGTGCATTGAGGAAGTGATAGCTAGGAAGATATCAATAACGTATAAGTTCTTCCCTTGTTGTTACCTGGTTATAAGTCACATTACCAAGGGGGAGATCTTAAATTTTCCCATAGAGGAAGATCTTGATGTAGATGACATACAATACGTACTTAATTACGTACTGGATTGCGTACAGGATGACGAACTTTGATGCGAGGACATAAGGGTCAGACATATCAGGATTGGGTCGGGACGGAGTCCTGGGGTGACGGCCAGGAGGCTGAGGCGTCCTTCGGCGAACTACTGGAGGAGAGATACCCAGGGGCTAGACCCGCAACCCTAGCCGAGCAATACATGCACATTGACTGGGTCTGCTCTGCTGGTAGCATCGACGTCAAAGCGCTGAAACGTAAAAGCAGAACAGGGGCCAAAACGGAGGACTTCATCTGGCTGGAATTCAAGAACAACAGGGGGGACAAAGGCTGGCTATACGGACAGCAGGACTTCGTAGCCTTTGAGTGCATTGATCACTACCTGGTAGTCCGACGGAAGCACCTACAAAATTTAGCCGAGGAACTTTGCGATACAAATAAAAGTGTTGCAATGGCCTCAGATTCCCTATACAAGGGTTACACAAGAAGGAACAGGGATGACCTCATCTCAATGATTCGCAGATCAGATCTGCTAAAAATACAACACACCAAACTAAATAAGATATGTCGCACTTCTACAAATACAACAAAGGCAACCCCGTCTTCCTCGAGGACGTAGCAACTCCAGCACAAGCAAAAAAAGTAAAGGGGGCATGGCCTTCAGTCACAACTGTTCTAGGTATAATCAAGGATCCCTTTCTTGACGGAATCTATAAACCCATGAAGATCACGGAGTTAGCGAGGGACATGCCTAGCTTGCACTGGAGGGACATTGCTGATTTAACTTACGGAACCAGAGAAAGTCCAGTAACTGGAGATCAAATACCTTCGTCCGAGTTCGGAACCGCCGTGCACAAGCGCATTGAGGACTTCGTCCTCGCGGACATGGATGCTAGACTACCATCAGATAAGACTCCCTGGGACGGATGGGCTCGTCCGTTCATAGATTGGTATATTGACAACGATGTAACTCCAGTGGCTGTAGAGCACATGCTAGGCGAAGGGACGGTCAAGATAGTGGGTAGCGTTGACTTCATCGGCAAGGATGCATCTGGAGAGGCGTTCTTGGCTGACTACAAGTGCAGGTCAAACTGCAAGGGCAGGGGTAAGTTCTATCCTAAGGATCTATATCAGCTTGCTATTGAATCCTGGATGCTTTCCAAGCGAGCTAAGATGGACTACATACCTGGATGCATATCAATCTGCATTGATTGCGACACTAAGAAGCATTATCACAAGGTTTGGAACCCAGAGCAGATCCTAGAGGGCATAGAGATCGCTAAGCTATGCAGTAAGCTATATTGGAGAACCAGAATGTAATAACGATATTAACCAATAACACGCAAACTATGAAAAACATAAATACAGAAAAACTAATTGAATACATTAACGACTGGGCGTATCAATCCCAGAAGCAAGCTGATAAGTGGGGTGCCGATGGTTATTTTTCGGAAGCGCACAAAGATCAAGTGATT